AATGTATAGGGTATGTAGAAGTAGAAGGTGTGAATGTTAAAGAGGATTAAACCCCTCTTTTTTACAATGTATAGGTTATTTGATATAATAAAGTAGAGGAGGTGAGCTAATGGCAGACAAAACCAAACTAAATAAACAAGAAGAAGAGTTTGCAAAAAACTTATTCCTTGGAGATAGTCAAATAGATTCATATAGAAAAGCTTTTAAACAGTCTAAAAACTGGAAAGACAATACAGTATATGTTAAAGCTAGCGTATTGGCTAAAAAAGATAAGGTTAAGGTAAGAATAGAAGAACTTAGAGGGAAGATGTCTCATAAGGTAGAAGAATCAAGCTTAAAATCGGCTGCTGAGGTACTTAACGACATATCCGAAGTTATAGAGAAGTGCATGCAAAGACAACCTGTGATGATAGGCAAGGGCAAGGATAGAAAACAGTTAAAAGAGTTCGTCGAATTTAAAGATGGTTCAGAAGAAGAGCTTGGAGTGTGGAAATTTGACAGTTCGGGAGCTTTAAAAGGCTTAGAACTATATGGTAAGCATCTGAAACTATTTACTGATAAAGTAGAAACAGTTAACCATAACATCAACGAAGATGTAACAAATTACACACCCGAAGAAAGAAGAGCTAGGATTAAAGAGTTGATGGAGAAAAATAAGAATGGCTAGATTCCAATGAAAAATGCCAATCGTCCCTAGGAGGAACACATGAAAAAACTATATGTAATAACAGAGCATAACGACTGTGGTGCGGATAATTATATTTATGTGACAACCGATAAGGAAAAGGCGGAAAAGGTCCTAGAAATAGAAGACTACTGTTATATGTATGAATATCAATCTGTAACAAGCTTTACCGATCAAAAGGATAGAACGGAACTCGAAAACCAAATAAACGACTTAAAAAAAGAAAACAAAAGGTTGAATGAGTTTTGTATGAAACAATATGGTAAAAATAAGTAGGAGGAATACATATGAAAGTATGGCTGTTAGAATCTATAGAATATATAGAAGATACATACAAATCTTGTAATTTCGAAGGACTGTTTAAAACAAAAGAGTTAGCAGAAAAACATAAAATCGCTTTACTAGAAGGCGAAGAAGGATGCGAGTTTCACAACGAATACGAAATAACGGTGCATGAGGTTGTAGGTGATTAAATGTTAACAGAAAAGGAACGCAAAATTAAATTAGTACAAGAGTTAAGACAATTAACAGGCAGAGGAATGATGGACTGTAAAAAGTGTTTAGAAGAATCCAATTGGGACATTAACAAAGCAGAAAGACTAATATTATTATCTAAAGAGCGGTTTTCTCTTAAGGATGGTGCTATATGGCATTAACGGAAAAGGAAGAAATAGAACTTTTAAGGCTTCTAGAAGAAGAAGAAAAGGACGACGCTAGATCAAATTACTATGACTATGTTAAGTATATGCACGAGGATTACCTATACAATAAGCACGGCGAATTTATATCCAATACTATTGATAAAGCTATAAAAAAACGTGACAACATGCTTAAAGGTGATATACCTATAGAAGCACAATATATTATGTTATCAGTACCACCAAGACACGGTAAATCTATGCATATATCCGAAACTCTACCCTCATACGCTATGGGGAAGTACTCAAAGTTTAAAGTTATCATGACAGCATACTCTAGTACATTGGCTCATGACTTTGCAAAGAGCAACAGCCAAAAGCTAAAGCAAAAGAATGTATTTGGAGTTAAGGTTACATCTGATAACCAGGACAGAATGACATTAGACAACGGTAGTGAAATGATAAAAGCAGGTATACTGGGTGGTATCACCGGTAAAGGTGCTCACTTGTTAATTATAGATGATCCTATTAAAACATCAGAAGAGGCAAGGTCACAGGTTCAACGTGATAAGATATGGAAAGAATGGGTATCGAGCTTATCAACTAGATTAGAGATAGCGCCAATAGTTATTGTAATTATGACTAGGTGGCACGAGGATGATTTGTGTGGAAGGTTATTGAATCCCGAATACGGTAAGCCGTTACCATGGGAAGTTATCAACCTACCACTTGAAGCAGAAGAAAACGATATATTAGGCAGAAGTCCCGGTGATCCTCTATGGGCCGAAAGATATGGTAAAGACTTTATAGAAGTTAGAAAGAGATACCCTGAAGACTTCAATGCGCTGTATCAAGGTAGACCTGTATCAGCAGAAGGTAACATGATAAAAAAGGAATGGTTCGAAGATGATACCAACTGGTATGTACCTACACCACAATTTATACAGCAATTGCCTATCGTATGTATGAGTGTTGATGCTACTTTTAAAGATACTTCCAAGAGTGATAAGGTTTCTATTGGTGTGTGGGGTAAGCTAGGTAACGATTTCTACTTGATAGACATACTTAATCAAAGGATGGACTTCTTAGGAACGTTACAAGCTATAAGGAACTTTAAACAACTATATCCATCTATAGGGTATACATTCATAGAAGACAAGGCTAATGGATCTGCAATAATAAACGTGCTATCAAAAGAACTTACAGGGATTGCACCTGTTAACCCACTAGGTGGTAAAGAATCGAGGGTACAAGCAGTTTTACCTTATCTGTTGAATAATGTTAAGTTGCCGAGGAATAAAGCATTTACACAAGGTATGTTGCAAGAATGGTATGCATTCCCTAACGGTGCGCATGACGATGATGTAGACTCAATGACACAAGCTATATCACAATTGATACATTATTACGGTAAAAAAGAGAAACAAACTTATATAGAGGATGATGGGTATAACAGCATGGCTAATTGGAATAACTACTATTAAGGAGGGTGTATGATTGGGTTTATAATCGGAGTATTAACAATGTCTATTGTAGGATTACTTCTATACATAAGATATTTACTTAAACAACCTGTGGTTGAGGCTAAAAAGTTAGAAGAAACTAGAACAAACGAGGAAATAAGAAAAGAAGAAGAATTTAAGGACCACTTTAACAACATGATGAACTACAACCCTGCTAAAGCTTATGGAGGTAAATAACAATGATGAGAGGCGAAATAAAAGAATGGGATTGGTATCAAGCTGGAATTAACTATAACAATAGACTAGAACCGTCTTATTATGATTTAGTAGATTGTAACTGGGACTTCTTCTATGGTTTTCATTGGAGGAATGCGGGTCTGAGTCCTGATTATCCACAACCTGTATTTAACAAGATTAACAGAGCGATAACGTTCTCTATAGCCTCTATAATGGCTACTAAAACTGGTGTATCGTTTGCATCACCAATAACATTATCAAAGGATGATGATTCGGACGATATAGTTAATCAAGAATGGGTGTCATTTGAGGAACGTGTAAAACTTGATTGGGAGACTAAGAACGGTTTATACGACGGTGCTGTAACAGGCGATTATGTAGGTCATATGATGTTTAATGTTGACAAGAAACCTTTTAACGGTGCTTATAGTGAGATATTAGGTGAAATTGACTTTGAATTAGTTGATCCTAATAACTTTTATGTAGGTAATCCCAATAATAGAGATATTCAGAGTCAGCCATTCATACAAGTAGCGGGCAGAGATATGGTAAAGAATTTGATTGAAGAAGCTAAAGAAGTTGCCAAAAACCAATCAGATGAGGAAGATATTCAATCAGATAACGACACAGAGCAACAAGCATCCAAGTACGGACAAATAGAACTTGAAGAAATCCAATCAGATGACGGCAAGGATAATGGCAAAGCAACTTATATAATTACTTACACTAAGAGAAAAATAGAAGAAGAAACAGAAAACGAAGATGGTGAAGTAATAAAAAATAAAGTTACAAGAGTATTTGCAAGTAAATGTACTGAAGGCGCTTATATTTACAAAGATATCGATTTAGGGATAGAACTCTACCCTGTAGCACTTGGCAATTGGGAATTACAAAGAAACACTTACCACGGAATGTCTTTTGTACAAGCTGCAATACCTGCACAAATCTTTATAAATAGAGGGTTTGCGATGGCTATGAAAAACACAATTGATACTTCATTCCCTGTATTCGCTTATGACAAATCAATGATGGGGGCAAAGACCAACAGAGTATCTACTCAACTTGGATTAGATTTAAAACCGGGTCAAAGGGTGACAGATGCAGCGGCATATATAGCACCAGGTAGCATGTCGGCACAAGTTATACCTATGATTAACCTATCGAACGATTTTTTAGATGCATCTATAGGTATGAGTGATGCATTACTAGGTAACATAAATCCTGAACAAGCCTCTGGAACATCTATAGCAGCAGTAACCAAACAAGGTGGTATACCTTTAGAAAACCCTAAGTTTAATATGGCTAACTGGAAAGAAGACCTAGCGCGCATATTCTATGATATGATTTCTAACTTATATGGTGAAAGACCTGTAATAAAAACTGATGACGAGGGTGATAATGTTATAGAAATGTTTGATTTTGATTCTCTTAAAAGAATGTATAAAGTGCCGACCGTTAATGTAGGACCATCAACATATTTGTCGGAGATATCAGAAGTGCAAATGTTAGATAAAATGTTAGAATTGCAACAAATCAGCTTTTTAGAATGGTTAGAAGCATTACCAGAAGGATGGTTAAGTAACAAATCTGAATGGATCAGAAAGGTGAAAGCTAAAGAACAAGAAACAGTAGATGGAACAACTGATTTAAGAGAATCTTTTATAGCACAATTACCTCCTGAGGATGCCGAAGTATTCAGAAATATGCCACAAGAAGAACAAGAGGCAATGATTGCACAAGCTCAAGGTGGTGCTGTTTAAAGGTATGAAACTATTGGAATTGACACAAAGTTAGACAACCGATTTGATATATTTAAATGTTTATAGTATAATGTAACCAAAGATACCTAGGAGGTGCAATGTTAAAAGAATTAAGATGTTCAAACCAGGAGTGTGGCAAAGGCAAAGGGCAAAACAAGTTATTAGGTAAAGCCTACTTAGCGCCTGGAACGGTATTGGAAATTAAATGTGGTAAATGTAAAGTAGTAACCGCATTTATATCAGCAGTACCAGAAGAAGATGGAGAAATAGAATAAACGAGTGCCTAGAGCGCCATTACATTAATTTGTAGTGGCGTTTTATATATATTGCCCCACCCATAGGGCGAAAGCGAGGTAACAATGTTAGAAGTAAAAGATGTTGATAACACAGTAGACAACCCAGTTGAAGACGTTATGGACTTATTCCCTACAGATCACGATATCGAAGAAGTCGAAGCAACTGACGAGATTGCAGAAGATGAAACGATTGAGGATCAAACTACAGAGGAAGTAGAAGACGAAGAATCAGAAGACGAGTCTAATGACGAATCAGAAGAAGAAGTTGAAGAAACAGACCTTGTAGCGTATGAAGATTTAGAAATTAAAGTATTAGGTGAAACTAAACTATTGAAAGATATCCCTAGAGAAGAACTACAATCCAAGGTCCGAATGGGAGAAGATTATCCAAGAGTTAAGGAAAGCCTAAACGTAGCAAGAGACGAACTTAATGAGTGGAAAGAAATTTCGGAAATGTTCGAACTTTCACCACAAGAAGTAAGAGAAGCATTAAAAAACCAACACTTTACTAAAACCGCAGAATCGGAAGGAAGAAGCGTTGATGATGTTAGAAAAGAGTATACGGCTAATAAAAAAAGCATTCAAGATAAAATGTATGAGAGATTTTTAGATAAGTATCCTGATGTTAAAACTGATGAATTACCAACTGAGGTAATAGATGAAGTTAAACTCGGTAAAGACTTAACTAAGGTTTATGATGATTATATTAAAGATACTACATTATCAAAGAAAGATGATGTTATATCTGAACTTGAAAAAAAGATAGCTGACTTAGAATCGAAGGTCAATGTTAAAACTCAAAACACAAAGTCAAAGAAAAAAGGGGTTGTTAAGAAAACCTCAGGTTCTGACTCTAACACAACAACAGATGATTTCCTTATGGGTTTAAGCGGGGAGTATTAAACTATAGGAGGAACAAATGGCAGTTAATTTAGCAACTAAATATCAAAAGGCAGTCGATCAAGTATTCGCACTTGGTTCATTAACAAAAGTAGGATTTGCAGGTAAATTTGATTTTAAAGGTGCAAAGACGGTTAAAGTTTACACGTTAGTTACACAAGCATTAGGTGATTACACTAGATCAGGTACAGAGCGTTACGGTACACCAACAGAAGTACAAGATACTGTAGCAACTTACACATTATCTAAAGACAGAGCATTCTCTAGTGTTATCGATAAAGGTAACTATATCGAGGGTAATTTAGTTAAAACAACTGGTGGTTACATGAAAGCGCAAATGGATGAGAGAGTTATCCCTGAAATGGACGCACACAACCTAACGGTATTAACGGCTACAGCAGTAGCAGCATCACAAGATGTCACTACAGTTATAACAGCCGCTAACGCATATGAAGCATTGTTAGATGCAGGTGTTGCATTAGACGAATCTAAAACACCAGCAAACGGTAGAATTTGTTTTGTTACACCGACTTTCCACAAGTTTTTAAGATTAGACCCTGATTTTGTTAAAACATCTGATGCGTCACAAAAGATGACTATTAACGGATTGGTTGGAGAGGCTGACGGCGCTAAGATTATCAAAGTACCAACAAGTTATTTCCCAGCTAATACAAACTTTATCCTTACTCACCCTAAGGCTAATGTAAACCCTAGACAATTAGACGAGTTATTCACTCACGAGAACCCTAGAGGTATCTCAGGTGCTGTAATTGAAGGTAGATACATCTATGATGCGTTTAGTTTTGCTCAAAAACTGAAAGCAACTTACAGGTCTAAGTCTGCATAGAAACGGAGTAATTAATGGAAAAAATAGAAAAAGTATTATTGATTCAGCCTAACGGTGTTGAAGTAGAGTTCGAAAAAGGTGTGGCTGATGTCTTAGTTCTAAGATATGGTTACAGACAGGCAATACAAAGAACACCAGAACAAATCAAAGCTGAAAAACTTGAAGCTGAAGCTAAAGAAGAAGCAGAAAAAGAAGAAGTAAAAAAAGTTTTAACTAAACTAGGAATAGAATTCCACTCTCAACTTGGTTTGAGAAAACTGAAAGCCTTATTAGAAAAAGCTTTAGCTGAATAACAGTCCAACCCAGGGCGGTCACTTAATCGTGGTCGCCCTTTTTAGACAAGGAGGAATAAATGATATTACATGGTGACGGTAGTTATAAGAAATTTTTAGATGCAAACTTTGATCCCGCAACAACAACATTAGAACAAGCAGGCAGTAAGGATCTTGTATTAGTAGTAGACACAGCAACATGGTATGTATATTACGAGGGTGTGTGGTATCAACAATAGGAGGTAAAACTATGAGTTTTAAAAACGCGGGTTTTCCCGATTTTAGATTTACCAATTTAGGATTCAGAACAAGCGGAGACGGACTTTTTGGACTAGTGACAGACAAAGATGGCAATCTTTTAACAGACGAAGACGGAAATTATATAGAAGTAGAGTTGTAGTAGTTTGACGAAAGGAG